AGGCGCTCCTGAACTAATCCACGATGTTCTAATCGCCTTGTCTATATCAATATTTTCAAAGACGGGAGTTATTTCAGCATAAGGGGCAAACTTAGCCATCGTGGCTTCTTGCGCATTGGCCTGCACGTTACTCATAGCCAAAGCAAGTCGTCCCTGATAGACTATATCGTAATCAAAACTATCAGGCGGCTCCGGTACACGCTTGGCTTTATTGGTAGTCTTTATAAGTAAGTCCAGAACCCTTATAATCAAAGGCGAAAAGATTTCATTTGCCAAAGACACAACAGCAGGAGTTACAATAACTATCAACTCCTCACGACGCGCATCTACTTCCGCAGCCGTCATATTCCTATGCTGACCCATTGGTTCAAAGAGGTCGTTAAAGAAAGCCATTCGTATAATCTCACGCATCTGAAAAATTACCTCGGCATTTCCCTGAACGTTAATGCCGGATACATAAGGTTGTGGGAATTGGGCGCCAGTCCTCATATAAATCATACCGTGTGGTCCTGTAACCGGCTGGCCTACCACACCATCATCTTCTACTATCATAGGCGGGTTATTGGCAATCTCCGCAGATTCAATATAAGAACGCGCCATACGATTGAGCATTCTTATATCTTCGATATATTCAATGGCAGGGCCATAACCCATTATCCCGCCAGGAGTACGAGCAAAGCGGGCAACCAAATACGGAAGATGGGCGAAGTCGGGGTCTTCTCTAATAACTTCCTTATCTGGAATACAAATATAAAACGACTTAACTTTACCTGAACCTATTTTGCTTCTGTCGTAATTTTCGTTTGGCTCACAGACGTGGACGTATTCGTGCTTTTCGGTCAACTTTCCGGCCTTAAAAGCCTTTGCAGCAGATTTGCTTAAATTCTCTACCTTAAACTCCTGCGCCGCCTGGCGGACGGTATAGAATATCTGCCGATAGACAGTATCTATTTCGCCTCTATTATTGTCGTCAAAGAACATAAAGCCGATATGGTGGGACTTAAATATAATATCACCACCTATCATCTCGACTGAAATAACACCCGTTCCAAAGACTATCATTGAACGAATAGTTAAGAACATTTCCCGTTGAAAGTTACTTCTCCATATTTCAGCGTGGGTCTGTGCAGCGGCAATTGACATCCACTTTTTATATTCAGGCTGTTGATTCAACTCGTAGTCTTGAGCGACGAAACTATGCCATCTCGAACCTGCCGGCATTAGATAAGTGAAAATGCCGGAAGTCATCCGATAGGCCGACCTTACAGCCGTGTCGTCATACTTTTCCACCGAACGAGGCTGGTCGTCATTCGACATACCGGTTCGTACCTGGTCTTGTGCGGCAGGCCATACGTACTTACCAGCCTCTCGGCGGTCGTTGTCAGTTATCGACTTACGAGTCTTGGCTTCACCGTAACGCTCAAGAACTTCACCTACATTGATAGGTTTTTTGGCCATTACTCCCCTAAACGCTTTTTCAAAGCTGACATGATTCCCGACAATACCGTAGCCCTGCGACCTGTCGTTTGCAGTTTCTTTCTCTCACGTCTTCTGACTTCCTCAGCTTCTTCCTCAACCATTTCAATTTTTTCCATCTCTGGTTCCGGAGCCACAATCTTAGTCCGTTTAGGTTTTCCTAATAATGCACTTGTCATTTTTATCCTCTTTCTGATAATAATTCAGCTAAACCTGCTATCAATAACTCAGCTAAGTCTTCAGGCTCTTCTTCCGGTGTCCTGTCCGGCTCGATAGGGATACGCTCCGATTGCTCGGTGAGCATACGCTCCCTATCGAGCCTCGCAAAGTCGTTTGCATCTAAGAAGTTAGACGACATAGTTAATCCTATTTAATCTCGTCTCCGCGACCTTCTTTTTTCAGCAGTTCGTCCATCCAGTCGATTGGTTCCTTAACTGGCACAAACTTATGTACCTTTTTTTCTGATTTCTTTTCTTTTCTTGCCATTGTTAATCTCCTTTTATGGAATTAAACCAACTATTGCATCTTCGTGCATTGCCATATACTCAATACCATCCACTTCAACTTCAGTTGCCATCTCTTTAGCGAAGAGTACGTGGTCATACTCTTCGCTTATTCCAATAGTGGAATAAACCTTGAAATACCCACCGCCCATTATTGAGCGGTGGGTTATTGTTCCAGTGGTTTGACTGTCCTCGTCAAGCAATACAAGAATCCTATATTCAGGCAATGCTAAATTGTTAATTATTGGAGTTGCCATAATTTACTCACTTTCTTAGGTAAGCGGGTCTTCCATTACACCAACGCCAGCCTGAACAGTACCATTACTTATACACTGGTTAGCAAATTGAGTATCGGCGGTTGCAGAGTATATTGCATCAACAGCCTCAATAGAATTTTTAACCATTAACCATTTGGCTGTTCCAGTTGGCTTAAGCATCTTGATGCCGTAGGCCATTTGTGCGCTACTGTTCGGGTCTGTTGAATTTCGAGAAATTATGTTATGGTCGATTAAATTACCATAATCGCCCGTATAATTATTAATCAGAATCCCATTCGTAGTAGCACCAATCCAATTGTTGGTAATTCTGGTTCTGAGTTGTATAGCAGTGACATATATGGCTGTTGGATGAAGTGGATTTCCAAGAAACGTACAACCTTCAATCATAAACTGTTGTCCTTTGTTTAATTGAATACCATAAGTTGTAGTAGCACCGGCTGCAAATATGCAATCGTGGAATCCAACGAATTGACTATTGGCGGAAATAGTCATAGTCGGCGATGCTGCATTCCCCGTAAACCAGAAACCATAGAAGTTGCAATTATAGAGTTTTCCTTGTGAAGTATGCACCCCTGTGATAAATGTTCTGGCGCCAATACTGATTACGTTTGCATTTGCTGGTAAGGCTGTTAGTGACTCTGTGTAAGCTGCCGTGTTGACGTAAATAGTATTTATGTTGTAATTGCCGACCTCTGCATTGTTTACAGTAGTCGCATACTCAAGCGTAGCAAAGGCATTCTCCGGCGATAGACCATCGCTTGAGTCATCGCCTGTTGTCTTATCAACCCAATATACATTGCCGAAAGCGGCGTTTGGATTGAAGTGGGCTGGGGATACACCCACCGTTTTGTTGGCATTCTTCGTCATTGTGTAATCAATTCCTGTTTCTCTTAAAAACGCACTGTGTGTAGCCATGATTAGGCTCCTTTCAATTTAGCCCCTGCTCTTGCGAACGAGGCGTGTCATCCGCCTGTGGCGGACTCTTTAGTTTCTTTGGCCTCTATATCGGCCATAATATCAACCTTTTTTCTCATACCGCCCGTGCCTTCGTTGTGTGTTTGGACGCCAAGCCGTTTAGCCTTCTGTAACCAGGTTTCAGGCTTAGGCACTTTAACGCTTATATGAATATTCTCTCCGCCCATACCGGTTGCCTCGGCTATCTCATTTATTTTCGCACGGGTAGGGGGATAGTCAGGGTCTTCAGTTTCTTTGAGATTGAACTCCGCCATAGTTTCACGGACTATATCGCCTATGCCGGACATCTCTTTCTTTATCATCTCTTGCACCGTTTCTGCGGTCATCTTCTGGTCGATATACTTACGTTCCCGCTCTTCGGTTGGCTTGGTTTCCCTAATAGGATTGCAAACAAGACATCGCCAGCATCCCGTTTCCTCCAACCAAGTCAGATGTCTCTTGCATTTCTGGGTCGCACAAGTCGGCGCGTTTGTTGGAATAGGATTGCAGGCAAGACATCGCCAGCTTTTTTCGTTTTCCTGAAATTCCATCGGATTGCCACAGCCACAGGGACACATCGGCGCTGGCGGCGCTATGCTTGCTCTATCGTTTGGCCTAATATCTGTCATCATTGTTTCCGGCATTTTATCTCCTTTTCGGATTTTTAGGTGCGCCCTTTGCGTAACCGCACTTAGGACATTTCATATAAATATCAGTTGAGTTCTCACCAAGTTTCATGTGTATTGGCTCGCCCTTTTTATTTGTGCATTTCCGTAGGCATTGCATTATTTCAATCTTCTTATTTTCTTAATACAACCTTTTGGTATCGAGTGCATATCTGAAAATTCAGACATTCCTTGTTCTGGGTCTGTACTCAAAGCGATACTTATTTCTCTTTTTGTGCTTTTGAAAAAATATCCTGTTGATTTACATAAATCAGCCTTTGCAATTTTTTCCCAATATTCTTTACTGTGCCAACCCGACCTTGTTGTTGCATCAAGCCATTCTATTTCAAGAATCTCACCTTTTTTGTACACTCTTGACATTATTTCTTCCTCTTGATGGGCGCGCCACCCGCGCGAGCACCGAAGAATCCCTTTTGTTTTTTGGTTAATGGTTTGCCGTGAACCTCACCGTGCCTGAGAATCTTTTTCGCTTTTGCTTTTGTTAGTTTAGCCATATTATCTCCAGTTATTTACGAGGTCTCGCTTTCTTCATTATAAGTACAAGCAAAATGCTCAGACTTCTCATTGCATACCAGCCACCGATAACCCTCCGGCAATGGATGCCTTGCCCCAACATCTAAAGACCATTCCCGAAACTTTTGCTGTGCCTCTTCATCTTCTGGTATATCATCCGATTGGGCTATCATCTCAATACTGCCGTCTTTCTTGGATTGATGATGTATTTGGTATCGCATAATTATCTCCAGTTGCTCACGCTATGAGTAGGACGGTTCACCTTCGTCTGGCTTCGCTGTCTCGGAGAGGTGCGAGAGGCTGCCAGTAAAAAATACAACATCCCGTGAAAATAATGGTCTGCACCCAACTTTATCCAACGGGGCTTTATCACACCGGTATCGGGATTCTCTATGATAGTCTTAGCCGTTTTGGTAAGCTCGCGGGCAAACTCGTTGACCTCAACAGAAATACGAGGTATCCGTATCCTGTTTTCGGTAAAAGTCGTATGTACCTTGTCGCACCATTGGTTACGATTACATTTGACAATACCTTCCTTAGAATTATATTGAGGCTTACCTGGCATCTGCTCGGAATACTGGCACAGATAAATGGTGTATGGTTCCATCCTCTGAAAATCGAGTACCCCGAAATCGTGCGGGCCGGAATCTATAACACAACTATGAACGTTCATCTTCAAGGCAAGGTCGTGCAGTTCCACCAGATTATTCAAACGGGACACGTTGAGTATATCATACGTTTCTCTTGCCGTTCTAATGCCAACTACGGCGTGGATTTTCTTGCCAATATCAACGCCCATAGCGGTTTCACCGGTAGATACCATCTCGTTGGCATTGCTGGAACATCTCGAAAGGACTGTCGTCTCGTCCAGCTGGTTCTCCGCTTCCGTAGTAGCGATACCCAGCCTGCTCCTCATAAACTCGGACATTTGAGAACCTTCAATTCTGTTAAAGTCGTACATATAGTCGTCAAGATTAGCTAAAGGGGAAAGTAATCCTGAAACCCAAAAACCTGCCTCTCGTCTGTCAGGAAACTCCGATACCCATTCACCGTCTATAACAAATATTTCCTTATGGCAGTGCATACAAGACCTGAACCATCTACCTTCCTTCTGAATTATGCAATTGGGAAACGTCTCGGCCAGACAGGTGTACTTGCCGCAGCCGCCGCATTTAATCTGCCACTTCCTCTGGTCGGACTCCTCGTACAATCTGTCAATACCGTAACCAGGAAAAGTGGGAGAGCCGAAATTGCTTATACGACCGAACTTCGACCGGAAAAGCCTCTGCTTGGACATGAAGACCATGTCCGCGTCCATCAGGTCAATCTCGTCCCTCTTTATATCATCGCACGGGATAGACCTTAAATTATCGGTATCCTTCGTGCCCGACTCGCCTACCTTTTTGGGCTGGGCGCCTACCATGACTATTGACCGGCCATTTATCTCACGACACATCGTAGTATTGGTATCGCCCTTGCGCATTATCCAGGGATTGTATTGAAAAATCGGGTCAAAGGAGACCTTGCTCAATCTCTCCACCGCCGTTACGGTCGGCATCATATACATAATATTCTGTTCGTACCGGCGGAATTTACAGGCGTGAATCGAATCAATAAAAAACGCCGTAGTAAGACACATCTGAGAACCCTTCTTGCAATTGACTATCTTTTTATCGCAAGCGATAATATCGAAAAGATACTTCATGCCTTCTAATGTAAAGACTATGCCATCACGTAAATTTAGACGCTTGGACTCCGCCCAAATCAACGGGTCAACTTCTGCTAATTTTTCGAGTACCGTCTGTTCCATAATATTTTAGCGCAACAAAAAACGGCAGTTAAGTGGTTAGGCACCTAACTGCCGTATTCGTTGCTTATATAAAAAACTTATTTAGTTGTCAAGTATTAAATTAACAAGAAATTACGCCTGTTCATTTAATCTCCTGTGGCTCTTCTCTTACGCCTAACAGATACTCAAGAATCAAGAGATGTTGTGGCACCTTTTCTACCCGACCACCGCTCTTTAATGTTTCAAATTCTTTGTTAGTTATCTCGATTTTCTCAGCGTCGCCTATTCCATAAGAACCAAAACTCCATTCAGGCTTACCTATTAGACAATTAGCATATTCCTCAATATACATATAGTCTTGGAAACAATCCCCGCTATGTCCTATACAAATAAACAAGTCCCCCTTCTTTAATCGACCTGCGAGAAAACAATCGCCAACGCAGACAGATTTTGGGTCTTTGATTCGCCATATATTACCCACTAAACTATGTAAGTGATGTTGGCCACGCCCACCAAAAGTAGGCACAAAATCGTGCGACCCATAGAAATTATCGTTAATCTTTTTGCAAACTTCTTGCATAGTCTCACTCATACTTCGTCCTTATGCGTTACGCAAATGCTTATACCAAATTACCAACGAAAATAATCTTATCCGCAAGCCACCTATCCTATTCAATTTGAACCAACCAAATCTTAATTCCTTTAGATGGTTGAAAATAGCTAAATGTCCATTAAATAATCTCATACTTCGTCCTTATGCCCACTCTTTAATTTTCCCCTTTGGCCTCGGTGGGTCAACTGGCGTTGGTAATACTGTTGTGTCATAAATCCATTGTCTTGCAATTTCACAAAGTGCGACAAATACGGCATCTTTGTCTCGTTCTAACTGTCCGAGTTGGTTATATGGCACTAAATCGGGATGGATTTTTTTCTCTCTATCATATTTTTTCCCATAAACCCAACCCATAGAATAATAAGATTGCATCCAACTGCTGTGCAGTTCTTCTGGTGAACGAGAACGTTGGTCTCCACATTGTCGCTCGATAACTTTCAGAAATTGCTCTTTGAAAGGTTTTTCACGCTCTGCCCACAATACCGGAATAATCGGCGCACCTGCCGCTTCAGCCGCAAGCCTCGCTCCATTATACACAAATTCTGCCCTTTGTTCTGTTATACTCATATTCGTATCCTTACCCATACTTTACGCCTCTACGGGACGCTCAGGAGCTTGTAAGGGGACTGGGGAAGGCATCTCAACCAAAGGATTCAAATATTTCTGCTGGTCTTCAAGAGCCTTCAAAACCACGTAAGCCTCACGTTGATTCAAAATTATTGTTACCTCATTCTCGTTATACTCAAAATCCTCGCCAATAAAAGCTGAACATTTATCGAATACGTGTTTTTGCCAATTATCCATAACTTACCTATATTAACACTGCTCCAGGTTTTTAATATTTCAGGGATTGGTAGGGACTGGTTCAATCGCACCAAAATGATAATCAGCCATTCTGTGCCAGCTACCTTTAATAGAAAACTCTTGCTCATTCAAATCAATAGTGCCAATTTCATATACGCCAGACGGCAATCCGTGTTCCCTGTGATTTATTGGGCTTAGTAATATACGACGTTTTATAGGAATAGTCTTACCGAAATCATTGCTGAAATTAGACTCTTTGTGATTATTGCTCATTATATACTCCGTCAAGTTAAATCTTAAAGTCCGTCAGTTTTAATATTTCAGAGATTGACAGGTACTTACAGCACGCCGACCCCCGCCTTCCCCGACCCCACCCCCTGCCTCTAAAAAGGAGTCTCTTTCTGCCTGTGCCTTCACTATTACTCCTTTTCTGACCAGGCTGTCGAAGTTGTGCTGCTCAATGCGATTGCTTACCTCTTCGGCTATGACGTACCGCTTGGCTGCCTGTGTTCGCTGCTCTGTGCGTTGAGTCTTGTGTGCGCCCATTATGCTATCTTGTAATCAGCATCTCCGTTTGGATGTAAGGTTGTTATCTCAACGTCTGGCATTTGATACTTGGGCTTGGTATGATGTATGTCTTGCACCTTACCTTTGACTGTCTTGTATGAGTATTCGCCACCATTAACAGCAACATCTCTTACCATTTCTGTTCTGTCTGTCTTATGCTTGCCCATTCAACTTCTTTTGCTCCTTACAAGGTCTGGCTTTAACTTCTGCCATAAACTCTTCCATTGTTGTTGCATTTGCTTTATCCCACGCTTCTTGAAAACTTTCTGTTATGGTCTCTGTTATGGTCTTATGCTTGCCCATTAAGTGCATACTCCGTCTCAGTAAAGGGCATAGCCGAACCTTTGTGGATAACCTTGCTTCGCTCTGCTCTCCAGGCCGGAGTACATACACCGTTGTAGTCTGCGTCCCCAGGCTTGCCAGTTACTACACGACCGCAGACTGCGCCTGTTGAGTAGTATCGACCAGGGAATAGGTGTTGGTAGTCAACGGCAATAGCTGTCCGCTTAGCCTTGATAGTCTGGTCTATCTTGCCATCGACTACGCTCATCTTGTCAATGGTCTGTTGCACGTCCGGCGGCAGGTCTTCGAAGCACTCGATGTCCTTGCCTCGCTTTGTTGAGCCTTGCATCTTAGCCTCGTCAAAGCCCTCACGAATATCAAGGTCGGGCGGTAACGCCTTATCCGTAACGCCCTCATTAGTAACGCCTTTGTGCTTGTTACGGTAACGCCTTGCACGTTCTTTGCCTGCTTCACGCTGTTTGTCCTTGTCTTTATATGCCATAAGTCCTGCCCTTATCACTTCTTATATACTTTGTAAGCTATATATGTAATCATTGTAAAGCACCAACCTGCGATAAAACCTAACACAATTTGCTCTAATGTATTCATTACCATAAGTCCTACGCCCTATTGAGTTTATAAATCTTGGCTGCTGCCTCACGAGCCTTACGCTCTGCCTCTGTTACCACAGGAACGGCTGTTTCTGTCCGAATTGTCTGCTTATCTACCTGACCAAGCTCGTTCTTGCCTAAGAAAATGGCCATTGCAGGGTTAGAAAGAGCTAAATTCGTCTGAATAAGCCTTAATCTCTGCTTTCTTTCACACCTCTTTTTTGTTAAGAGCTTGCCAAAACGCCTAATTAACGTACTATTGGCTATATCCATAATGGTTGCAATGGTGTTATTCTGGCAACCATCGAGCGCATATTCTTCCATTTGTTGCACTTCTTCGTCAGTAAATACTCTTTTAGGACGTGCCATTCAAAAGCTCCAAGTATTGCTCATAGATTCTATCTGCCTGCTCGAAATCGCCTTTTTGACAAGCTATGTACCAAATATGTATTAGCCTCATTTGTTCCATCTGCTTTTCTGTCATTCAAAAGCCTTCTGTAACTCTAAAGTGGTTTTCTCAAACATATCTACTCTTTCAATTATATCAGCTATTTCCACCTTAGCTTTACATACTAATTTATGCTGTTCACGATTGAAACTTAACTTCTCTAATTCGTTATTTATGACGTGCACAAGCTGTTGTATTGTCTTAATTATCGTTGCATTAATGTTTGGCTGTTTCATTCAAAAGC